GCGGATTGTGTCGAGATAAGGGATCAGCGGCTGGAGGGCGAATTGGGTGTCGGTGACGGCCTGCTGCACCACCTCGACGCCCGCCGCACCGATTGTGGCCACACCCGCTGCGCCGCCACCTTTCATGGTGCGGCTTTCCGTCAGGGTTTCGCGCAGGCGTGGCGGTTCGGGGGCGAACCGTGTGGCACGCGGCGGGAACGGATCACCCCATTGGCGGGCGCGGCCGATGTCGATGTGCATGAAATTCTGGCGGGGATAGAAGCCGAAGCCGGTGAAGCCGGTTTCGCGCGCCACCGTTTCAAAACTCTCGGGATCATGGTTGGCCATGGAGATATCGAACGCCGCGCCCTGCAGGTGCATGGAGTGTTTCGCCCCGCTGACCTGCCGGTTATAGGCGGGGCTGCGATAGGCGGAATTCACGATAAGCGGCACGCCGAGGCGGTCGCGCAGGGCCTGCAGCTTGTCGAGTGTGACCTCATCGATGCGGATTGTGTCGTCGCCACGGCAGGCGATTTCTTGCGCGCTGAAGTTGGGCCAGCGCCAGAGCTTTTCCGGCACATCGCGCCAGTCGGCGTAGTAGTGGGTGGTCATGATTTCCTCCAGAAATGAAAAACCCGCCTGTTGGCGGGTGGGTGGGTGGTCAGGGTGGGTTATGATCAGGATGGTTGAGGTGGTGTCAGCCGAACAGCTTCAGCTTCACGGCAATACCCGCGATCAGGGCGAGCAGCAGGCCGGTGGTGATCAGGCGCACCACAGTCTGCCAAGCGGTGCGCCGCGCCATGCGCAGGCTATCGAGCAACGTGCGCAGGTCATGGATATCGATGGCGGCTTCCGGACCATCGAGGCCAACATCGGCCAAGGCACGGCGTGCGCCTTGCTCGGCGGCGCGGGCCAACATGGCCTCGAATTCATCCTCGGGCATGCGGACAAAGCCCGCGTCAAGTTTGTGCGGGGTCATTTGGGCTCCTTGTTCAAGTTGCTTCAGCCTATTTTTGCGCCCCAGAAAGACGTGTGGTCGGCTGCAAAATAGCCATCGGCAACGCTGAAATACCCCTGCAGTGCTACCGTATCTCCGGCAAACAACGGCACCATGGTCTGCAGCCACAGCGCGGTTGCCAGAGATTTGTGGGCGCTGGAATTCTCACCAAATGAACCCCGGATCTCGGTTGCGCCATTCAGGATCAAGCGTGCGCGCATCCGGGCCGAAGTGCTGGAATTCACCTTGTAGAGCAGTGTCGCACCGAAGAGGTAGGTTCCGGCAACCGGCGCGGTGAACAGGTTGGTGGCCGCATCGAATGCCCCCTGGTCGTTTGCCTCGATCGTGTTGATGCCGATCTTCGTCCAGGTAGCGAGGCCGACGTAATTGTCGTAATTTGTATAGGCGTTGAAACGCGGTCGTCTTGGCTCCTCGAGGATGCCGGTGGCGCGATCGACGGCGATCGCATCAAACCAGGCCACTCCGTCCGGGCTGACTTTCAGGGTCAGGTCGTCGGAGCCGGTCAACCCAAGCTCGGCCCGGGCGGAAAACCCCGACTGGAACAGGAACGACAGAACACCTGCGGCGTTCTCCTTGTTGAGGGTGTAATGCAAATCACCATTGCCGCCTTCGGCCACCGTCAGCGCGGTCCAGAGTGCGGCGTTGAGCTTGGCCGCGAACGGATTGGCTGCATCGGCGGTGGTTCCAAGGCCGAGCCGGGTCAGGTTCTGCAGCGCATCCGGTGTCACACCGATCCAGGTTGTCCCGTCGAATACAAGAAGCAATCCTTCGTCCTCGATCCAAAGCCGCCAGCCGACTTGCGGGATAAGTCGCAACCATGCCCCCCCGGAAAACAGCGCGAGATCGCCGTCCCAACCGGCCCAGGCACCTGTTGCCCCAGCGGCGACAAGGTAACGATCACCCTCGGCGGGGCTGCCCGGCGGCGATGCAAGATCGCGATCCAGAACCGAGAGCTGCACTAGTCCATCCAGTTGAGATAGTGCCTCATTGACGGTGACATGTTTCTGGGCCTGTGCGGCCGCCAGATAAGGCAATGAGAGGTTCGGGGTGTTGGTCATAGGCTTTCCTTGATGGTAAGGGTTTGGACGAGTGGCACACCCCGACCGAGTGCCCCGATCTGGGTGATCCGGATCGAGAGGCCGCTGACCGGCCCGCCGAAATCGGTCCCCTGCATGGCGGCAGTGTAGGCGCAGGCGGGGGTGGCAACGGTCAAGGATCGCTTGACAGTTGCGCCGGACAGGATTTCCAGATCGTAGGCCTCGGAGGCTTCCGACATGGGCACATCGGTCAGCACCCAGCTATCGGCCGACAGCGAGCGGTCGCACCGCAGCCAGCGCAAGGCCAGATCGCCGTTTGCCTCACGCCGTATCCGCACTTGCGCGGGCGCGAAGGGCATCAGCCCGCGCCCGTTCGGGGTGAAGCTCTGCGCCTGCATGATGGCATCGCTTGGTGCCGCGTTCGCTGGACCGATACGCCAGTTCCATGGCAGGCCGAGATCTGCCTCGGAAATCGAAAGCGGCTGGAGGCCCGATCCCAACACCACGACCCGCGCTCCGGTTGGCGCGGGGTAGCCCATAGCATCGCCGGTGCCACGCTGGCCGCGCAGCAGGCGGGTCAGGCGGTAACGGCCCATGGAAACCAGTTCCGCATTGCCGAACTGGATAACTTCCCAGAAGTCGGGTGTGCTTTCCACAGCCAGCGCATTGGCTCCGGCGAACAATTCCATATCGGTAACACTGGTCAGCGTGCCGGATGAAAGATCAACCAGCAGTTCACTGCCATGATCGAACCGGTTGAGAGGACCGGCAGGCAGATCGGCAACCAGCGCGCCGATCTGAGCCGCTTGGCCAATGGTGTCCAGCAGGGTGAAACCCGAGGTGTCCGCACTTCGCCAAACGGCGGCCGTGCCATACCATGGTTTGGCAAACACCGCCGCATAGGGCCGGTGTGCGGGAACCGCGTCGGTGATTTGCGGCAGGTCCAGCAGGGCAATTTCGGCTGGGCCGTAAACGGTTGCTCCCGGCAGGTTCGCCGCACGATATTGCCCGGGCGGCAGATCGTAAATTATGGCATCCGTCCGGATCGCCTCGATGGCCCGCGCCCCTGTGTCGCCGATGCGGGTGATACGATAGTCGATCAGCCGCCCGTCATTATTCAGGCTGACCACGTCCCCGGGATCGAGGGACAGGCGCGAGGGTGGAAGCTTTGCCGCCAGGGTCTCGCGCCCGATCCAGCCTTCCATCAGCGCGCGGCGGCAACGCCGGTCGGCCTCTTCCAGCGATACGGCCAGGGGGAAGCTTTCCGAGGCCACGCGGGCGGCTTGAACTGTGACACGGCGGGCCTCGACCGTGGCGGCATCGTATTCCTCGTCGGGGCGCACCATCTGCCATTTGAGCGCTTGCGGCAGTTCGGTTTCCTGCCCACGGGTTAGTTCCATCACCTCTCCAGCACCGGCCACCAGGTCATCTGGATCGATTGTGGACACCGCCTGCTGTCCGCGCGGGGCAAACCGGATGATCCCACCACTCTCCACCGCATCAAAACCGAAATGCCGTGCCAAGGTTGAGATCGAGGCGCGCGGGCTTTCGAGAGCAGAAATAACAAACCCCGGCACGGTATCCGACAATTCACTCACGTCGATCAGGGTATCATCCAGCCCGGCACGGCGACAAAGCTCGCGCACCAAAGCGCCAAGTCCGACCGCCCCGAGTCGCCCGTTCAACCAATGCCCGAGCCGCCAGTTCGGCGCATCGGCCCAGACATCTTCTCGGGCGGGAAAGTCGGGATAGGGCCGCGCGTCCCATGTCCAGACGGCGGCCTCATTTATGTCGATCATCGGTCCAGCGTAAACGCTGCTAATCGGGTTGTTGGCCGCCTCATTCCAATATCCCAACATCGCCTCGATATAGCGCCGCGGGATTGCCTCGTCCTGCCAGCCGCGTGAGAAATTTGGCAACGCGCTCTCGGCCGACTTCGGGTCGTAAAACACGTTCGGCTGGTTGGTGCCGCGATCGACCGCCGGGCAACCCAGCTCGGTAAAGCGGACCGGTTTGGATTGCGGGATCCAGCTGGTCGGTGTTGTGCTCTCGATCCCGCCGGGGCGGTCATAATGCAGATTGGACCACCACGACCGGATATCCTTGGGACGGAACACCCAGGGCTTGTTGTAGGCCCCGTCGGTGATGGGTGTGCGGATCTGGGCCGTGCGATCGGCATTCGAGGCATAGAACCAGTCGAAGCCTTCGCTGCCCTCAACATTGCTGCGCAGGTAATCCATATCGCGGATTGAGGCCCAGCCTGCTTGAGCATCCGCATGGTCAAACCCGTCGCGCCAGTCCGACAGCGGCGGGTAATTGTCGATACCGATGAAATGGATATCCGGATCAGACCAGAGCGGATCGAGGTGATAGAACAGATCACCGGAACCGTCCGTTGGTTGGTGGCCGAAATATTCCGACCAGTCGGCGGCGTAGCTGATGGCGGTGCCGGCACCGAGAATGCTCGCGACGTCAGAGGCCAGCTGCTTCAGTGCCGCCACGACAGGATAGGTCGTGGCGGTATCCCGGATTGTCGTCAGGCCGCGCAATTCCGAGCCGATCAGGAAGGCATCGACCCCGCCCGCCACTGCGCAGAGATGGCCATAGTGCAGGAGCATGCGCCGATAGCCCCAATCAGAACCTCCGGTCCAGGAGACGGTCTCGCCGCTGACCGCGAAGTCGGATACCTGTGCATTGCCAAAGAACGCGGAAACCTGCGCCGCTGCCGTCGCGATCTTGTCCACGGTGCCTGCATAGCCAGCCGCCGGAGAACAGGTGATCCGCCCACGCCAGGGGTAAGAGGGTTGGCCAGTTGTGGCCGCATTGTCGGAATACGGATCGGGCAAAGTATTGCCCGCTAGAATGTCCACCAGCAGGAACGGATAGAAGGTAACCCGCAGCCCGCGCGCCCTGATCTCCCGGATTGCCTGCACCACCGCGAAATCCGCCGGTGTGCCGCCATAGGCCGTGCGCCCGGTTGCATCGAGGCTGATCACATGCGCACCCGCACGCGCAACGCCATTCACGGCCCAGCTTTTTGGCGTCGTTATTTTGGTGGTGTTTTCGACACCAGGCATGATTGCACAATTGCCAGCGCGCAGATCGGTGCCGAACCATGAAACCACCAGCGAGATGCTCTCAAGGTTTGGCGCGGCGGCCTGCAACTGGTCGAGCGCCGCGACGATATCCGGCACTGCGTTGGTGGTGTGAACGTTCTCGGAGGCGGTGTTGCCACCGGAGCCGCGCGAAATGCCTTCGGTGGCATAGACAAACTCGCCGGTGCCGGGGATCAGGGTGACGGCGCGGATCATGCCCTCGGCGGTATCGGGCTCGATGACGGGGAGGAACACCTCAAATGAAAGCTGCGGGATACGATTGCCGAATTGCTCAAGCGGCAATTCCTCGAACATTACGTAAGCCGTGCCGCGATAGGCAGGGGCGTTACCCGTGCCCATTTTGGTTTCAACGAACGGGTCCGGCTGCTGGGTCCCGTTGCCTTTGTAAATCCGCCATGTCACGCCCGAGAGTTCGAGCGGTTTACCATCTGCCCAGATGCGCCCGATGCCGGAAATCGGCCCCTCGCAGAGCGCCACCGCGAAAGAAGCCGAATAGAGATAGGCCGTGGTCGTCACCTTCGGCCCGCCACCCTTGCCGCCACCTTGCGTGGTGGTGTTGACCGTCTCGGTAAAATCCGTCGCCCAAATGATATTGCCGCCGATGCGCATACGGCCATAAATGCGTGGGATCACCGCGCCTTCGGTCGAGGTGGTGAGGGTCAGGTTTTCCAGCCGCTGGCCCTCGATGCGCTGCCCGGGGGCTAATGAGGAGACAATCCAGCTGTCGATCATCGACCCCGCAAACGAGCCGATCGCCCCGCCGATGGTAGCGGCCGACACACCAAGGATGGCCCCGCCAATGCTGCCGCCGATCGCGGCGCCGGCCGAGGCCAGAAGAATGGATGCCATTTTTTAAAGGGTCTTTCGTTTGACGGGTTCGGGGAAGCGAAAAGCAAAGGCGATCCGGCGCTGCCAGGCGGGTGTCAGATGTTCCTCGATCACACCGGTGCGCTCATAGGCATGAATGAAGCGGCGGGAGCGCCCACTACGGTGCGTGCCGGACAGAATGCCGCAATGCTTTGCGATGGCCCCCACGCGCATGCGAAACAGGACGACGTCGCCGGTGCGGGCCTCCGCAACATCCAGCTCCGCCATTGCCACCCGCGCGGCCTCGGCCAAGACCTCGACCGGTCCTGCCTCGCCCCAATCACGGGAATAAGGCGGCACGGGCATTGGTTCGGGGCCGACGACATCCCGCCATACCCCGCGCAGCAAGCCGAGGCAGTCGCAGCCCACGCCGCGCACCGAGGCCTGATCGTGATAGGGCGTGCCAATCCAGCGGCGGGCGGATTTGACGACGCGGGCCGGGGCGGTTTGGCTGCAGTTCACAGAACTGATCCCGAGTTGGCATTGCCCTTGGCGGCATAGCGAATTATGGTGTCCTGCCCGGGGACATGCGGGAAGCCGCGAAAATTCACGGCGTTGGCGAACTTGGTCTGACAACTCTCAAAGCGTTTGTCGCATCCGGCGAAGATGTCGAACGTATTGCCAATCTCTACTGGACGAACTGGTGCCTCAAGCAGAGTGATCCTCACATCCGCGCCGGTTATCCCGTGTGACAGCACCTCGGCTTTGCGTCCGGTATTTGCACCGGTCAGCCAATGCAACGTGCCAAGGGCGAACCATTCCTCGGCGAAACCCGAAAGCCCGGAGACCGCAAAACCGCGATCGCCCGACAGCGAAACCACGGTGCCACTTGCCTTGAAGGCCGGATCGTTCAGATCGACACCGCAGCGGGTATCCCCCAACGCCGCGTCACAGCTCGCTTGAAACGTCCGTCCGATGGTTTGCCCCAACACATGCGCCAATGAGCGCATCTCGGCCACGAACTGCAGTCGTCCGCGCCGGACCTGACCGATAGCACCGCGCCGCAGCAGGGCACGGCTGGTGGTATCGACCCAGTTCACCCGCCAGATCTCCACGGTGGCGTTGTCCCAGCGGCCATCGAGAATGTCGGTCTCGGTGATGGTGGTCGAGGTCAGCACGCCTTCGGCTTCCTGCGCATCGACCGACAGATCGGAACCGGAGCGGATTTCCGAGGCGGTGAAGCCGGATTCAGGCTCGAAGGTGGTGCCATCAAACGTCAGCATCTGGTCGTGATCGGTGAACCCGAACACCGCGCCGTCATTACGGATGAGACGCCAGCACCAGGCCAGCGTGGTGGTGCCACTATCGAGATGGGTTTGCAGGGATTGGGGAAATTGCTTTACCATTACACGGCCTCTTGATTTGTGTATCTATTGTCTTTACATTGCAAGCATCACACATTCCGGAGAAACCAATGCCCGTACCGCAAACTTCTGCCCAAACACCGAGCAAATCGCTGATCAACCTGCGTGTTACCCGCCGCGACCGGGACCTGATTGATCGCGCAGCCGACGCTTTGGGCAAGAACCGCACCGAATTCATGTTGGAAGCAACGCGCTGCGCGGCGGAAGATGCGTTGCTTGACCGCAGCCTGTTCCGGTTGAACCCCGAGCGTTTCGAAGCGTTTCAGGCCGCGCTTGATGCGCCTGCCAAACCGTCGGAATTCTTGCGCAAACTGATGGCAACCAAGGCCCCGTGGGACGAATGAGTGCGCCGAAAGCGCCCCTGCGGGCACCGGAACTTCTCGCGGACATGCATGAGCTGGACGCATTCGACTGTGGCGCGCCAAGCCTTGATCATTGGCTGAAACGCCGCGCGCGGGGCAATCTGGCCTCGGGTGCCTCGCGTGTATATGTCGTTTGTCGCAACGATACCGTGGTCGGCTATTACGCCCTTGCCGCCGGTGCGGTCGAGCGCGACAAGGCCCCGAACAAAGTCCGTCGCAACATGCCGTCTCCGGTTCCCGTCATCATCCTTGGTCGTTTGGCGGTGGACAGGCGTGAACAGGGAGGCGGCATCGGCGCGGCACTGCTCAGGGATGCGTTGCTGCGGGCGCTGAACGCATCGCACGAGATCGGAGCGGCGGCGGTGCTGGTGCATGCCCTGAATGATCAGGCAAAGGCGTTTTATCTGGAGCACGGATTTATCGAGAGCCCGATCGAAGCGCTGGTTCTGATGTTGCGCATCAAGGATATCGCTGCCTCGCTTGGCGACGGGTGAAACGCGGCCATTATCGCCGGACCTCGATTAACGGAATGGATGTGATGGAGCCGAGGCGCTCCAGATCATGGGTAACGTCGAGCTGGTCGGTGTCGAAACGCACTGGCACATCGAATTCGAAACCGGCAGAGACAACGACGCCGTTGGCCGGAGCGGTGGTAAAAGTGATCTGACCCGAGGTGCTATCCATGGACCAACCGGAGGCTTGCGCAACCCCATCCAGCGCGACCATGACGGTGCCCGCCACCGGTTTTGTGATGCTGCGAGTCCATGTTTGCGCACCGGATGAATAGGCTTTCACCAGTTGGAATATGGTGGCCGCCCCGTCTCCCGTGCCAATCGCCTGATCTGTTGTGGATGGTGCAGCGGACGGCAGGCAGGATTTATAATCGCCCCAATCTTTCCAGCGAAACCCGTAGAGCCGCCCGTTGCGGGCCTCGAAAAACGCCACCACGGCGGCCAGATCATCCGCGCGGCGGATTCCATAGGCGGCATCATAGCGGCGGCGCGAATTGGCCCAGCTGGCGTTGCGTTCCTCGTCGCCCGAGGCCAGTTCGACAATCTGGGTGCGCCGCTCGGGGCCACCGCGCGCGCCACGGCTGATATTGTCGGGAAAGCGGATTTCGTGAAACGCCATGCTCACATCCCCCTTCGGCCTATGGCGACTGCGCGGGCAATGTCGGCCGAGACCTGCGTGCGCGATTGACGGAAGCTCTCTGCATCGCGGGTCTGGATGTTGATGGTGATGTTCTGCGAACCACCTTTGCCGTATTGCGTCGCCTCGCGCCGGTTCAGCACCCGTTCACCCTTTTGCAGAATGGCGGGAACTTCGTCTGGCCGCAGACCGGCCCAGCCACCGGAATGCATGCGCGGCGCACCGGCAAAAGCCATGGCTGACACCATGCGTTGCGGCGCAGCGCTCCCGACCATGCCGCCCGCATGCAGTACCGGCGCAAAAATGCTGCCGAGATTGCCAAGTGCTCCCGAGAGGGCATTGGCCAGCGGTCCGAGAATGAACTTTCGCGCTGACAGTTTAGCCATATCCGCCAACAACGACGTCACCAGCGACCGAAAATCCAGTTTGCCGGTTTTGACGAATTCACCAATCGCGTTTTCGGCGCTGGTGAATGCACTGACCAGCGCATCGCCAATCCCTTTGCCGACATTGGTGGCCTTGGCAGCGTAATCCTTGAGGGAATCCGCCGCCATTTCCCAAGCTGTCTTTGCAACCTCGGCCGCCGCGCGTGCGGCACCACCGGCACCGGTGACCGCTCGGGACAGGGTTTCGGCGGTAGTCGTGGCGCCCGCAAGGCTGCTCTCGCCATCTTCGGCGCTCGACTTCATCGCATCGCGCAGGGCCTGCATGGAGGTGAGCGGTGCGGTCGCGGCTTGCGCCATTTCGCGGGAGGACGTCACCAGCCCGTCGGCGGCGTTTCGGGCCTCCTCGGCGGTGGCGGCCATCTCGTAATAGGCTGAACCGGCCATGATCGCCGCGTTGCCCAGTGCCAGCATGGCGCTGTCCATGCCCGGAATGTTGGCAATCCCGCGCGTCATCGCGTGCAAAAAGTCTGTCCAGGTTTTCTGGATCCCTGCCAGCATGGTCAGCCATCCGGCCTTGATCCGTGCCCAGACCGACGAGAGCGCCGCGCCAAGGGATTTGCCCCCGAGCTTGATGCGCTCCCAGACCTCGATCGCCACATCCTTCAGCAAACGCATAGCTTCGCCAAAGCCACCCGCGCCTTTGACCAGGCGGCCGAACCAGTAGATCAGCTCGCCTGCACCAATGATCAACGCGCCGATGCCGGTGCGGATCAAGGCACCGCGCAGTACGGCCAATGACAACGACACACCTTTGATCCCCAATGCCGCGCTGACCAAAGAAATCACTAGCTTGCCACCCAGCACGGCGGCGAAGGTGGCAGCAATGGTGGCGATCTCGCCGATGTGGTTGAACAGGCCTTTTATGGCGCGCCCGAGCGGGCCGGTGACCTTGCCGATAGCGGCCATGGCATTGGCCATTGCCTCGAGCGCTGGTGCCGCTGCCACCGCCAGCTGGTTTGCAATGCCGCGCCACAACAGCCCCATGCGGGACAAGGCATCATTGGTGTGCTGGATTTGCGCGGCGTCGCTTTCAGATACCGCCACCCCGAAATCCTGCACATCCTGTGTTGCCTGGCGCAAGGTGGCGCTATCGATGCGGGTGAAAATCAGACCGGCGCGATCCCCGAAGATTTGCGAGGCAATCGCAGCTTGCTGCGCAGACGGGATGAATTTTACAATTGCGTCCTGAATGGTAGCAATCTTGGCGTCGACCGTGAGGCCTGTCAAATCAGCTGCCGAGAGATGCAACTGTCTCAGGGCATCCACGGCCGGACCGGTTCCAGCAGCCGCCTGACTCAGGCGTTTGGTCAGCTGAAAGGTGGCCTGTTCGACCTCGCCCATCGACACGCCAGCCAGATCACCGGCGCGGGCAAGTGTCTGGATACTTTCTGTCGTGGTGCGCAAGGAGGTTGCCAGCTTGGCCTGCTCGTCGATGGTCTGCAAGCCGGATCGCACCATGGCAATGCCCGCGGCCACGGCGGCGGCCGCCATGATACCGGCGGCAATCTTGGCGCGCCGTGCAAACCGGGCCAGACGGGCATTGGCAATCTCCATCTCTCGCGAGGCTTTGCCAAAACCGCGTTTGCCGGCTTCACCGATGCCCTCAAACTCGGCTTTGACCTGTTTACCACCAACGGCCGCAAGTCGGACGCTGACTCTCTTCTCAGCCATTTCCTTGATCCATCTGTTCGTTGATTTTACGCACCATCACGGCCTCGATTGCGGGGAGGATTTCGGCGGTAGCGATCGGACAGATGCCAAGCGCCGACGCCAATGAAAGGGCCGCACCCAAATCCCATCCGATCACACCGCCAGAAGGAGCCACCCGCAGCTGACCACCGAGGCGAGCAACCAGATCCCAAACCTGCCAACCCTCATGGGTTTGTGGCCGATTCAGGGTTTGCGGGCAGTCTTTGCAGGTTGTTGTGCAAGCCTCGCAGTATCCGTCGCCCCCGCCGAAGACCCATTCGGCAAGGGCGGTGAGACGTTTTTTTCCGCATCCAGCACCAGACCTTTGGCGACGTATTTGGTCTGGTAGGCCTCGAACAGCGGCCAGACGTCCAGCAGAGCTGAAATACCCTCGGGGGTAATTTGAATAACATTGCCGTCACTATCCCCGACACCCTCCCAGTCGAGGGTTGCGTTGCAGGCCAGCGCTTTGGCGAAGACAAGCGCGCTGGCCTCGTCGGTGGCATCTTCCGGCAAAGCGGCAACAGCGGGGTCGTTGCGCGAGGCCACCATCATGGCCGTAGTCAGGGGTTGCAAATGCAGCCGGACACCGTGGCCGAGATCAAGCCATGCGGGTTTGTTCGAAAGATCGAGACGTATCATGTTGTTCCTCAGTAGGTTGCGATATCGTTGACAAGGGTGATGGTGCACATTTGGCCGGCGGCGGTGTCATAAGCGGCCTGCCAGTCAAAACTGGCTTGCACGCCCTGGGGTCCCTGAATTTCGACACGTGGACGGGGCAGATAAACGGCGTGGGCAGTGAAGGTCAGGCTCTCGCCGCTGCCGAGCGCGTAGGCGAATTCCAGTTCCGCCGGTGTGCCGTTCATCGCCTGGGTCATCAGCACCTGATCAGCAAAGCGCACATCCATCTTGCCGGTCAGTGCCGCAATAGAAGGATCGGCCCCGTCGATGCGCCCGTCCGAGCGGATTGTTTCAATACGGTCGAGATTGTTGGCATATTGAATGTCGGCGGAAACGATATTGCCAAGGCTGGTCCCGTTGCGCTTGATCGACCCGTTGAAATGTCCGAACCGTTGCAGGTTCCAGCCGGTGGTTGTTCCGGCGGCCGTAGAGGTGGCAATCGCCTCGCCCTGCGCGATCAGCTTGGCACTGGCGGTCAGCAGGCCAGAGCGTTGCATCTGCCAGCCGATCTGGTCGAGCACACATCCGGAATACATCGCATAGCGCGGCACCTCCGGCATGGCGGTCTCGATAGACATACTCGGCAGAGTCCAGTTGCCGGATGTAAACACATGCGTATACGGCCCTGTGCCGGTGGTGACCGGGTCGCCAAACGCCGCCTTCAGCCAGAAACCGAAGGCCTCGGCGTCGATCGGCACCACCACGTCGCCGTCTGCGGTCACCGCGTCCTTGATTGGAGCCAGCGGATCACGCCCATAGCCCAGCAATTCGGAGCCCAGCAGCGGTTGCTCCGCCCCCAGCGAAGTGCTGGCAAAGGGCATCTGCATGTAGCCGCCAACCGGCGGGGTGCCATAAGTCGTCTCGAACGCAGCCGCCATCAGCGACCGCGCCCCTTGTGCGCGTGCCATAGTGTTTTCCTTTGTTTTATGGGGGTCATCCCATGGGAGTCAGCCCAGCGGGTCGGCCGTGGTGTAAGTCAAAATGACGGGAACAATGGCCGCCTTCAGCGCCTCGGCCCCTTCGACAGGCAGATCAACCGGCTGCGGAGCTTCCGCCTCGATCCAGTCGCAAAGGCCACCAAGGGTGCGGGCGGTTGTGATGGTGGTGGCCAGTTCCGCCAGCAGCATATCGAATGCCGCGTCACGGTCAGCCGGAGTCTTGCCCTGCACGATCACTTCAACCTCGGAGCGATGCTCGAAGTGATATTGTAGTGGTGAGAGTGTGACTTCGGGCGTGCCAGGGTCACCATCGCGTAGGATTAGCAAACCGCCGAACGGGATCCGTTCCGGCAGGATCGCGCCGCGCAGAACTGTTGCGACGGGCACAGTTTTCAGGGCCGAAAGCAGGGCTTGCAGTATGGTTTCTCGGGGGGTGGGTATGGGTTTGCCAGTCAGATATCGTTACGGTTATTTCACTAAATTCTGTTATTTCACTTGCGATCACACGTTTCATGTGCATATAGACAGGTAAGGAAAGGGAGAAACCTAATGCAAAATACCGCAGAAAAACTTGAACATGACGGCCTCATGGACCGGCTTCCGACGGCTGAGGAAATCGACAGTGCCGCCCATGCCGCAACAGCAATTGCCGTGGCAATGGAACTGGATGGTGGCCTTAAAGTATCCGGTGAAAACGGTGGCCCGGTCAAGATTGCGCCTGCCGTCGGCGAGCTTATCATCGAGCTTCTTGGCCATGTAAGCAACGGCAACATGGTGACGCTTGTCCCTGTCGGAACCATGCTGACCACCCAGCAGGCCGCTGACATGCTGAATGTGTCGCGCCCCTATCTGACCGGCCTTCTGAAGAAAGGAGAGATCGCCTTTGAGGAAGTCGGGAAACACCGGCGAGTGCCGTTGAAAGCCCTGATGGAATACAGGGAAAACAAGGCGCGACGTCAGGAAGAAACCCTGCGCGAGTTGTCCCGGCTTGGTCAGGAATATGATCAGGCATGAGTTTTGTTGCCAATCCGTTTGTTGTCATTCTTGATGCCAATGTCCTCTACCCGTTCAGGACACGCGATGTCCTGTTTAGCTTTGCACAGGCCGGTCTGTTCAGAGCGCGCTTCACCGATGAAATCCTTGATGAATGGACGCGCAACCTCATCAAGAACAAACCGCAACTTGAAGACAGCGTTCGCCAGCAAGAAACCGCAATTCGCCAAGTATTCGATGAATGCCTTGTCACCGGATACGCGCCCCTGATACCGGGTCTTAACCTTCCTGATGAAGATGACCGCCACGTGCTGGCGGCGGCTATAAAATGCTCCGCCCAGATTATCGTAACGGAAAACCACAAGGATTTCCCGGCCGAGACACTTGAGGAATACGGCGTCGAAAAACTTGGGGCGGATGATTTTCTGGCCAACACCTATGATTTGTTTCCCAAGAGCGGCGTGCGGGTGCTGAAACAGGTCCGGCAGCGCTATGACAATCCGCCATTCACGCGCTCGGAATTCCTGATGGACCTGATCAAGAGCGGCCTGCCAAAACTGGCAGCATTGGCACGAGCCGATATCGAGTATTTGTAACATACCGCGAAACGCGTTTATCCCTCCACCCACCTCGCCACAATCAACCCGGGCACTGCCCGCGCCACCTTCTCCGCATCCCGCGCCAGATCGAGCCGTTTGCGCAGTTTTACCTGCGGTACCAGCAGGAATATCGGCGCGGTGACTTGCCCGCGTCCGGTTTTGGACCGTGAGGCCACTGCGGTCCCGCGCGTGTTGATCCGCGCCTTTTCGGCCACCAGCAGGCTTGGCCCGTTGCGGCGATAGATGAACCGCAGCCGCATGCCGCGACGCTGCTCCCATTCGCCCGGAGTCAGGCGCGCACCACCACGCCCCTTGCCTGCGGCCTCGGTCGGGATGGCCAGATAGAAGCCGTTCTTTGAACGGATCAGCACGCCCTTGTCATGGGCGTGGATGATTTTCGGGGCCTTGGACCAGATGAAGGCAGCCGCATCCAGACTTTCGCCGCGTTCGGGATAGGTCTTGTTGCGGATGCTGCGGGCTAACCGCTGGCCGAGACCAGCACCGGTGATCTGGCCGCGCCAGTCGGCCTTGAGATCACTGCCCGCCTGACGCATGGCAGCGGTGACGGCGCGCTCTCCCGCCAATACCTCCGCCAGCATCAGCGCGGCGATGTCGGGGCTGATGTCCAGTTTCAGCTTCATACCGGATGCACATCTATGGTCCAGATCAGCCGTTCCGCGTCACGGGTTGGTTCGCCCTGTATCAGGAAAGCCTCGCCACCGATTTCCAGCCGATCCCCCGGGCGCGGGTTGGCCACTTCACCGACGCGCAGATCGAACCGCTGGGTTTCCGACCAGAGTTTGGCCTCGCCAAAGCCGGTGATGCTGTCGGCACGCCGCGCCACCACGCGGACGAGAACGGGATTGCCACCCTCGGCCGTGTAGATGACATCTGTGGCGATATTGTCGTCGGCAAACAGAGCGTCAATGCCAATGGCAAAGGCGTTCATTTCAGCGTCTCCAGTTTACAGTGCATCTGGGTATCATTTGGCCCGCAGAGGCAGCCTTTGTTTACATGGGCGTTCGGCGGGCCAAATGATTCCATGTTAACTGGGAACACCTTAGGTCCGCCGTGCGCTACGCAGCACCTGCGGACGGGTGCAGATCGGCAGTGGGTTGGACTCAATTTCCAGCCGCACCCATTCGTCGCGATCGCGATCGGGAATGGAACGGGCGTAGAGCGGCAGGCCGAGGGTGTTGACGGTCTCGAAGGTATCAGCCGGGGCGTAGTAGATTTCAAACAGCCCCTCAACGCCCTCGGGATAAAAGAACGCCTTGTCGACTGGCACGCCGAAAGCGGCATTGCCGCGATAGCGGCGGAAATTGATACCGCCAAAGCTGACCTCGTCGGACACGCGCGAACGCAAATCGGCCGCCGCTGCGGTGTTGAGATAGGTCTCCCGCACTTCCTTGTGCGCCACCAGAAGGTCCGCCACACCGAGCCCTCGGCCGCGCCACAGCGTCTTGCCGCCGGTATGGTCGAAGGGGCCGTGGTACGCGAATTGCGCCGCGTGTTGCGTTCCCCCGAAATAGCGGCCCGAACGGCAACGGAACTGGGCAGCAATGCTGAAACCAGCGAAGTTGCCGCTGCCCTGCAGGATTTCGACAACCTCTGGGCCCAGCTTTTCCATAATGAGCGCGCCCGCATCGTCCAGCTTCTGGTGCAGCGCGTGACCGTCACCGGCGAAGGGTTGGCAATCGATCTGCGGGCCGACGGGCTGAGGGGGCTGGCGAGCGAATTGATGACTGGGCAGGAGGCAAGCGCATGACCACCCCCGACACCATCCGCATTTTTGTACCGCTGGAATACCGCCGCCGCAACGGTCGCACCCAGATCCTGCCGCCCGAGAACCGGCTCGATGCCGAGGATCGCCAGCAGGACCCCCATATCCTGCGCGCCCTGGCCCGAGCGTGGGAGTGGCGACGAAAACTGGAAACTGGGGAGGCGAACACGATCAGCGATCTCGCGGCCGCCGAGGGGCTGGCTGATCGGCATGTCAGTCGCCAGATCCGCCTCGCCTATCTTGCGCCCGCAGTCACCGAGCGCCTGATGGTGAAACAGGAAATCCCCGCCGTCAGGATCATTGATCTGATCAATGCCGTATCCTTGCCTTGGGCCGAGCAAGAGGCCTCAGTGTTTGAAACTGGATGATATTCAATCCCCTTGGTGCTTGATCTTGTCCAGTGTCAGCGGATTTTCCCCGTCCATAGTATACGACATAAGCGGACCATCTTTGCCGGCGGAATAATCAAGGCACAGAGCGTTCGGGGCTTGCAACACCGGCCGCCCGGTCAGCCAGTAATGGCCGAAGAACACCGGCTTGGCCGTTTCGGGGTAGACCATTGCCGATACATCCGCAGGCAGCTCCCCCTTGGGTAAATCATCCGGTTCGGGCACTGACATGGCGATATCGGCCCAGCTTTGCCCCTGCCCATTCCACCATTTCACCCGCACCTCGGTGCGGATATTGCCATCCTTATCGGCAAAGCTGTGCCCATTCGGCAAGGCAACCTCGGGGCCTTTGGTAATAGTTTCCACCATATCATTGAGCGGATCAACCGGGTCGGCAGCCCTGATCAGTTTTTCCTCTGATAGCACGCCCAGGGATGTTTCCCCATCCAGCCGCGCGATGCGCCCTTCGTCCCAGAAGGCATGCACGGCGTGAAGCCCGTCAAGTTTCAGATAGAGCGGAAGGCTACGCATCCAGCCGATGGCATCACGCGTAGCGGTGCTTTCCGGCGGGAATTCATCCAGAAAGCTCTGGTGTTGGCGCAGGTTTTTAGGGGACCACGGGCGCAAAGGCGCGCCGGTTTCGGGATGCTTGGTATGGAAATGGATCGCGTTCAGTTCGTGATTGCCCATCACCGCCAGCGCCGTTCCGGCATCCAGCATCCCGCGCACCAGAGCAATGACATCCTCGTTTCGCGGGCCACGATCGATGAAATCGCCCAGAAAAACGCAAATGCGCCTGGGGTCCGAGTGCCGCCACGCTCCGTTTCGCCTTGCATACCCCAGTGAGGTCAGAGCGTGCTCCAGCTTTTCAAACTGGCCGTGAATGTCGGGAATGATATCGTACAAAGTGTCCTCCAATTTCCAGATTGTATCCGGGTATCTCAGGAAAAGGCAGAGCCATTCTGGTGGCCCCCGTTCAATGCCTTCCCCAAAGCCACCCCCGCGCTGCGTTGCGGCTTTTCGCACCAAAACGCCCCTTACGGGTTTCTCTCGTCGAGTGAGAGGATTTGACATCGCGGCAACTGGTCGGGCACGAAATTCACGAAAAACCCTTGCTTTATTGGCGTTTTCGTGACCGACCTCAAACGCCTCGAAGGTCGGTCGAAAAGAGAGAAACGGGGCTTAGAGAGCGTGTCGAGGTGACCGGGCATTCTCGCGGGTTCGGTCGCCAAGCCTAAACCCCTTTGAAACATAAAGAAAATCATCCCCGTATCGGGGCGCATCTGCGTTTCAATGAAGGCAAGTGGCGGACAGACAGTCCGCCGATACGATGTATCATCCATTCCCATATTGCCTCAATTTTCCTTAATAGCATCACATATATGGCAATTTTAAGTTTCACGGGGTTGCATTCTTTTCGATTGCGTCCCATACTTATGTATGGGTAAACGTATGGGACAAGTTAAATGGGTAAGCTTAAAGCGCTAGCTGTTAAAGGCAAACTATCTACCGGAATGCACAACGACGGGGACGGCCTTTATCTACGGGTGGCCAAAACTGGAAGCCGCTCATGGATCCTTCGAACCCGTGTGCATGGAAAGAAGCGGGACATTGGCTTGGGCGGCCTTGCTACGCGCACATTAGCCGAGGCTAGATCCG